ATTGATTAAGAAGGGAGTATTTGAGAATCTAGAGTATCCATGGTTTGCACCTAAGATGCAAGTCTTTGAGTCTGGCAGTGTACAAGACATGTGTGGTGAGGATGTCTCATTCTGTTTAGATGCAAAAGAGGAAGGTATGGATATTTGGTGTGATCCTCGCATTCGCGTTGGTCACGAAAAAACTCGTGTAATTTAACTAGGAGATTATTATGGCAGTACGGAAATCACTATCGGGTACAGAGTTTGTGGAGTCACATCCGAAGAACACTCGTCAAGGGAATGGTAAGCATACAAAATACGCCGCGTCGTCTCGTAATGGGGCAAAGAAGCGTTATCGTGGACAGGGTAAATGAATCAAAATCCTCTCTTCACGGTTCCTATTTTTATAGAGAGGATAGATTATTCTATTGAAAAGTTATGCTATAAAGCATATGAAAAAGATCCTAAAGGAGTTAATAATTCAAATTTAGGAGGATGGCATTCAGGTAATATTAATTATCCTGATTCGCCATTCTTTTTTATTCTCTCTGATATTGAGAAGATCTGTCAAGAAATATGTGTTAACGTATTAAAGATTGATAGAGATGTTTTTATTGGTAAATCTTGGATTAATATTAATCGCAAAGGAAACTCAAACTTAAATCATTCACACCCACAATGTATTCTTTCTGGAGTATATTATGTAAAAACTCCAGAAAATTCTGGAAACCTTGTATTAATGCATCCTGCATATGATATGATGACCAGGGACTGGAGTGGTTATAACATAGACAATTATAACGATATTAATAGTTTAACTATGACATATACATCTGCAAAAGGAATATTATATGTGTTTCCTTCATGGGTCAAACATTATGTTGAGTCCAATAAAAGTGATGAAGAACGTATTTCTATATCATTCAACATTGCATAATCCAATGTATGACCTAACACTTTACACCTACCTTGCACCCAGTAAAGTCTGTGGTGGGGTGGGTGTTTTTTCTTTATGTGATATTCCAAAAAGCACAATGCTATGGAAAGCACGACAAGATGCACAAAAGATATCGTGGAGTAACATACCAGAATGGATGCAACAGCATATCGCATCAATTACATGGTGTGACAAAGATGGATTTTGGATTGATTGTGATCTTGATAGAATATATCAAGCATACTATGTCAATCACTCTGATGATCCCAATATAGGAATTAACGAGAACGAATATTATATTACAATCAAAGACATTAAAAAAGATGAAGAGTTGTTGTATAGATATTCTAAGACAGAACAAACTTGGACATGAGTGCATTAATTTGTAACCTCCCCTCAGTTGAGGTGTGGGTGCGTAAAGAATATCTAACTGATCATCAAAGTGGTCATGGTGAATTTGTAAAGGGCGTTTGGGTATCGTGTAAATCGATTCCTGGACGTGCTTTTTACTTTGAAACATACTTACCAGAGTATGCGGCAATGTACGACAAATTGCCCATCAGTGCCTTTGTAAGTGCCCCTGAGACGCCCTCTCCTGACATGAATCTACCTAACCTACAATTCTGGAATTGTATGGACTACGGAGTCATGTCAATTCACAAGCAATTTATTGGTTCGATGGATTTTGAGTGCTATACTAGAGATCATGGTAATGTAAAAGGTGAATACATTTGTACGATAGATAATTATCATCAGGACTGTGACCAAATTGATTATGCAACTAGTGAAAATCCAGCTGAACACAAGTCCCATAACTTAATTGAACTTGAAAATGGTCAGTATGCACTGTATCCTAACAATAGAATGCGGATTTACGACAATAGTTTAACACCTGTTGAACCTAAAATGCCAGATTTTAAGGTTTCAACTCGTTATTATCAAGTTGAAAATGGTTTTGAGCGACTTGGAATGGGTCGTGAAGACGAATATTTCTGGAAAACAGCACAAGAACGCGAAAATTTACCTGAGGAAGAAGAAAATGACTCCAAGTAACGATTTTTTAGACAACCTAGCAGCAGATCAACACGAAAAAATGCTTCGTGAAATTGCAAATGATGACTTAACACCAAAAAAACGTGATAAGAAGCAAGAAACGGAGATTTTTGAAAATGAAATCCCAGCTGCACCACTTTACGAATAAAACTACGAAAATATAATTAACGAATTCGTTGATAAATAACTTATATTTGCCATATAATTGTGCCTTTAGAAAGGGTAAGTCAAGGTTTTAAAGATGTAAGTATGTCATTCAAGAAAAATCCCTTGAATGACGATTTAATTGGTCTTAAAAATGCAAACGCAATTGCTAGATCAATAAAAAATATTGTATTTACATTTCCCGGAGAGAAACCTTTTAATGAAAGCTTTGGTTCAAGAATATCAAGGTTATTATTTGATAATTTTGATGATTTAACAGCATCTAATATCAAAGATGAAATTGAATCATCAATTCGTAGATTTGAACCAAGAGTGAGATTAAGGTCTGTTCAAACAACACCTGATTTTGCAGGTAATGCTTTTGATGTACAAATCATATATGATATTATAGGTGCAGATGTACCTGCACAACAATTAGAATTCGTCTTGCAGCCAACAAGGTAACATGCCATTAGTCAATTTCTCTAACCTGGACTTTGAACAGGTTAAAACATCACTTAAAGAGTATTTAAAATCAAACTCCAATTTTACGGACTATGATTTTGAAGGATCCAATCTTTCATCTATTATTGATGTGTTGGCATATAACACATATATTACCTCATATAATGCAAACATGGTTGCAAATGAGGTTTTTATTGATAGTTCAACATTAAGAGAGAATGTTGTAGCACTTGCAAGAAATATTGGATATGTTCCTAAATCTAGAAAGGCAGCATTAGCAACAGTTACTTTTGATGTAGATACTGCAGACATATCTCCAACTCCAGCAACCATTACACTTAAAAAAGGAGTTGTTGCATCAAGTTCAGGAACTTTTGCTTCTCAATCGTTTATATTTTCAATTTTAGAAGATGTTACAATTCCTGTTTTTAATGGAATTGCAACTTTTAACGAGTTACAAATTTATGAAGGTGTTCTTTTAGAATCAAACTTTACTAGATCTACTAGAAATCTAAATCAAAAGTATATTTTACCAAATTCTGGTATTGATACTGATTTAATTCGTGTTACAGTTAGAAGTAACGAATTTTCTACATCTTCTACCAAATATGCTCTCCAAGATAGTCTTTTTGATATCAATCCAGAATCAAAAGTCTATTATTTACAAGAAATTTCAGATGAAAGGTATGAATTAATTTTTGGAGACGATATTTTTGGAAAAGCATTAGAAGAGGGTAATTATATTACTGCAAACTATATTGTAAGTAATGGTGATGCTGCAAATGGTATATCAAATTTTAATTTTTCAGGAAGATTAACATATACAAGAAATGGAGTTGAATATAATGTAACTTCAGGAGTATCTTTACTGACTCCAGGTATAATTACTTCTGGAGGTCAAAATATTGAAACTGTGGAGTCAATTAAAAAGTTTGCCCCAAGAATATATGCCACACAAAATAGAGCACTGACTTCCAATGATTATGAAACAATCATTCCAGCAAAAATTTACCCAGAAACTGAATCCATCTCTGTTTTTGGTGGAGAAGAGTTAGTTCCACCCCAATATGGTAAGGTTTTCATTAGCATTAAGCCAACATTTGGTGATTATCTGCCAAACTTGATTAAAGAAAATATAAAGATGAGATTGAAAAAATATGCTGTTGCGGGTATTGTTCCAGAGATACTTGATTTAAAATATTTGTATCTTGAAACTGATAGTAAGATATATTATAACACAAATACAGCAAATAGTTCCGAATTAGTTTCAACGTTAGTTCAAAATAATGTCACAAAATACTCAGAATCAACTGAGTTAAATAAGTATGGAGCAAGGTTCAAGTATAGTAAATTTTTAAAGGTAATTGATGATAGTCATGAATCTGTAACATCGAATATTACAACTATTCAAATGAGACGAGATTTAAGAGTAACATTGAATGCTTTAGTTGAATATCAAATTGGTTTTGGTAATTCTTTCTATATTAAGAAAATGAGTGGTTACAATATTAAAACTTCTGCATTCAGAGTTGACGGTATTGGAACCGATGTTTATATCTCAGATTTACCCAACTCAAATAGAGAAACCGGTGAATTATTCTTATTTTCTGTTCCATCTATAAATTCCTCAAGTCCTACTATTGTCAAGAGGAATATTGGAACAATTGATTATAAGAGGGGTGTATTGACACTAAATCCAATAAATGTTTTATCTGGAAAAACAAAAACCGGACAAACAATTATTGAAATCTCTGGTTCTCCAGTTTCAAATGATGTCGTTGGATTGCAAGATCTCTATTTACAGTTAGATATTACAAGTAGTAATTTTGAAACAGTAACAGATGAAATTGCTTCCGGTGTTGACCCTTCAGCATCTAACTACATTGTATCTTCAAGTTATGCAAATGGCGTTTTAGTACGTCCTGGTGGTAGAGGTAGTGTTCCTGTTTCCGCAACAACCACTACTACTACCACAACTGGAAATACAACTCTTGCAACAGTATCTGGTAGTACATATGGTACATCTAGTACATCTACAACATCATCATCTACACCTACAAGCACTCCATCTTCCGGCGGTGGTGGCGGCAGCAGCAGTTACTCCTCAGGTTACTAATAGAATCATAGAAAATGTCAGAAAAAAGAGTACAGTTTAATAACATCGTTCAGAACCAGCTCCCCTCTTATGTTAGAGATGAGTTCCCACTTATTTCTGAGTTTTTAAAATCATATTATCAAGCACTTGAATTTAAAGGTGCTCCTATTGATTTGATTCAAAATATTGATCGTTATATTAAAATTGATGAAACAACCGGATTAGGTGATTCTGTTGTTCTATTAGATGAAATATCTGCATCTGATACGACAATAATTGTTGATTTTAGAAATTCTGTAACAGGAACTGAAGGATTTCCTGAATCTTATGGATTACTTAAAATTGATGATGAAATTATAACCTATACTGGAAAGACTAGTAACTCTTTTACTGGATGTATTAGAGGATTTTCTGGAACTACTGCGTATAAGAAAGAAACAAATCCAGAAAATTTAGTATTTACTTCATCTAGCCAGACACTTCATGAATCAGGTGCTTTAATTGAAAATTTAAGCATCCTATTCTTAAAAGAATTTTTAGTAAAAACAAAACATCAATTTTTACCTCTTCTTGACGAAAGACCTCTTACTGAAGGTTTAAACGAAAATTTATTCATCAAACAATCTAAAGATTTTTATCTGAGTAGAGGAACAGATAGATCTTTTGAAATTTTATTCCGAGCATTATATAATCAAGATGTATCTGTAGTCAAGCCAAGAGATTTTCTTTTTACACCGTCAAACTCAGATTTTAGAATTACAAACGATTTAGTTGTAGAATCTGTAGATGGAGATCCTCTTGATTTGGATCAAGCAACTCTTTTTCAAGATAATTTTCCAGATGCTGGTTTAGTAAAAGCATATGCTCCAATTACATCAGTAGAAAAACTTCAAGTATTTCAAGTAGGAACAGCAAAAAGTTTTTATAAATTGAGTCTTGATGGAGGATATGATAGAGACGTTGAAGTTCAAGGTGCAATTCGAGGAGCATTTGGAATTCATCCTAAAACTAGAGTAATTGGACAAGTAGGATCAGGTGCAAGTATTCTTTTTGTTGATTCGACTGTTGGTTTTGGAACAATAGGAGAACTATCCGTAACTTATAATGATACTACTACTGGAGTTGTATCTTATACATCAAAGAACTTTACACAATTCTTTGGATGTTCTAATGTAACGGGAATTATTGTTGATGGAGAAACTGTTGGTATTAACACCTTTGCATATGGAAGATCTTTTAAAGATCCCGACCAAACTGTTAAAGTTAGAATTAATGCAGTT